AGGGATCTTGGGACATACCCTTAGTTAATAATAGATTTATTATGTTCCCTTCAACCTGTATGTATTACTTAACTAATAATCAAAAAAATAGTTTAAATTTTGTACAAACTACCACGCAGGATTATGTTTAAGATCTATGACTTTTATAGAAGAATATAAAATAAAACCTTCTTTATGTGATGAAATAATAAATTATCATAAAAAAAATACAGAATACAAAGTTGTTGGAACAATTGATCAGGGAAGAATAGATCCCAAAGTAAAGGATTCTATGGATGTTATTTTTTATAATGATTCTAGCCATCCTACTATTTTAGCTTTTTTTGCAGCTTTAAAAACTTGTCTTCTACAGTACGTTAATAAATATTTTATTGGCTCTAATCATAAAATTCACACTAGTAGTGGAAACCTTATTCAATATTATAAAAAAGGAGGAGGTTATAGTAAGTTGCACTATGAACGGTCTAATTTACTTACAAGTAAAAGACAATTAGTCTATATGTTATATTGTAATACTCTTAAAAATGGAGGCACTTATTTTCCATTTCAAAAGAAAACTCTTAAAGCTCAAAAAGGAAAACTAGTTATATGGCCCAGTGATTTTACTCATCCACATCAAGGGGTTATATCTCATACACAAGAAAAATATATTGCAACCGGATGGTTTGAAATTACATGAACTTAAATCATTATTATTGGTATTTTAAATCTGCGTTAACTCCTAGGTTTTGTGATGAACTTATTCACTATGGATTAGCCCATAAAGAAGAAATGGCTATTACGGGAAATTTTGGAACAAAAAGAGATTTTGGTAAAAAACCTTTAAATGAAGAAGAAGTATTTGATTTAAAAAGAAAAAGAAATTCTGATGTTGTATGGTTGAATGAACCATGGATATATAAAGAAATACATCCTTATGTGCATGAGGCCAATCAAAATGCGGGTTGGAATTTTGAATGGGAGAGATCAGAAGCGTGTCAATTTACCAAATATAAATTACAACAATATTATGATTGGCATTGTGATGGTTGGGATAAACCTTACGATAAACCCAATACACCAGAGCATGGTAAAATTAGAAAACTATCTATGACTTGTCAGTTAACAGATGGTTCAGAATATGAAGGTGGAGAATTAGAATTTGATTTTAGAAAATATGAACCACATATGAGAGATGAATCAAAGCACAAAGTACAATGTAAAGAGATATTACCTAAAGGATCTATTATTGTATTTCCTTCATTTGTATGGCATAGAGTTAAACCCGTAACGAAAGGAACAAGGTATAGTCTAGTTGCATGGCATCTAGGTAAACCATTTAAATAATATGTATATAAATAATTATTTTTGGACTCCAATATGGAGTGAAGATAAACCAGAGTTTATAAACTCTTTAAATAAAGCTTCAAATAAATATATTCAAGAGGCACGAAAAAGAGATAAAAAAATTATAAAAGCGAACGGAGATTTTGGAACAAGTCATCATTCGACACCATTAACATCAGATAATGATTTTAAAGATTTTAGAGATTATATAGGTCAAAAGTCTTGGGAATTTTTAGACCTTATGGGTTATGATATGACATTATATCAAACGATGTTTAGTGAATTATGGGTTCAAGAATTTTCTAAAAAAGGGGGAGGACATCATTCCGCACATATACATTGGAATCAACATGTATCGGGATTTTATTTTTTAAAATGTAGTGATAAAACTTCTTATCCAATATTTCATGACCCTAAGACAGGAGCAAGATGTACTAAATTAAAAATGAAAGAAAACATGCAACACGGTATTGTAGCAGGTAGTGAACTTATACATTTTAAACCTAAAGTTGGAACTTTAATTCTATTTCCAGGATACCTAGAACATGAATTTTCTGTAGACTTTGGTAAAGAACCCTTTAGATTTATTCATTGGAACATACAAGCTATACCAAAAGAAATGGCAAAACGTGGTTAAAGAAATTAATAATATAATAAGTAAAAAAAATATTAATATGTTATTGACAGCAATTGATGCACAAAAATTTCCTTTTTATTTAGCTAAAGGAAAAAATAAAAATGAACATCCGCAGGTGCCTTTTTTATATCATCAAATTTTAAAAAGACCGGAAGATAAAATTTCTACAGACCTTGTATGGAATACTCCTTATGCTCAACTTTTTTTATCTATATTTCAAGACTTTTGTAAAAAAGTAAAAATAAAAAAGACTCAACTATATAGAGCTTGTTTAAATTTAACTTTTGCTGTGGAAACAAAACAATGTAAACCTCATAGAGATCATGAGTATCCTTATAGACAAGTAATTATATATTTAAATAATGCTGATCCCGAAGCTAAAACAATTATTTTAAATAAAAATAATAAAATAACTAATCAAATTAGCCCTAAAAAAAACAAAGGAGTTATGTTCGATTCTTCATTCCATTACCATATTTTTCCTAAGTTTGGATATAGAATAGTTTTAATATATACTTTTAAATAAATGAGCTTTAAAAAAAATAAATACGTAATTTTAAAAAAAGTTATTTCTCCAGATTTGGCTGCTTTTGTGGCAAATTATTTGCTTATGAAAAAGCAAGTTTTTGACACTTGTGTAAAAGAGAAATATCTTTCTCCTTACGAAACAATACTAGGCCATTATGAACGGAAGGATGAACAAATACCAAACACTTATTGTCATTATGCAGATATAGCCATGGAAACTTTAATGCTGAAACTTCAACCTATTATGGAAAAAAGTACTGATCTCAAGTTATATCCAGCTTATACCTATGCAAGAATTTATAAAAAAGGTGATGAACTTAAAAGACATAAAGACAGATTTAGTTGTGAGATATCCACTACTATAAATCTAGGCGGCGATGATTGGCCTATATATTTAGAACCTGATCCTACAAAAGGCGGCGACAAACCAGGTGTTGGATACGTATCAGAAAATACTAAAGGAATTAAAGTAGATTTAAAACCAGGAGATATGCTGGTTTATCGAGGAATTGAATTAGAACATTGGAGAGAAAAATTTAAAGGTAAAGAATGCGTACAAGCTTTTCTACATTATAACAATCGTAAGACCCCAGGAGCAAAGGATAATATGTTTGACAAACGCCCACATTTAGGTCTTCCTTCTTGGTTTAAACGATGATATAATTCTTTGATGGAGGCACGGCACCACCACATACCCCGTGTCTCCTTCTAAGGATTATATATGTTATTAGGATTTGACGCATTTGCAGCACAACCATTTGCCGCTTCAGGTAATGAAAATAATGTTACTCTTGCGGTTACAGGTAATCAGCTTACAGTTAGTATTGGAGACCCAGGTATTACAGCAGATTCTGTTACAGAAATACCTGATCCAAATCCACTTACTTTAGGTACTGGTACTGTTAGTTTTGCTATTGATGTAGATTTTACAGTTACGGGATCGGCTATTACTTTAGCTACTGGAACTGTTATAGCAACGGGTGGAGCAGATGTATCAGTTAGCGGAAATAATGTTGTAATTTCGTCAGGAACTGTTACAATTACTGCTGACGCAAATGTTGAGCCTAGTGGCATAGATTTAACCGCTGCTACAGGAACAGCACAAGCGATAACATGGAGTGAAATAGTCCCAGGTGTTAGCATGACTTGGGTAGAAATAGACCCAGGAGTATAAAATTATGGCATCGACGTATTCAACAGACACAAAATTAGAACTTATTACAACCGGTGAAAAAGCTGGTCAATGGGGCGGTATTACCAATACTAACCTACAAATTTTAGAACAAGTAGCATCAGGGGTTTTAGATGTAGATATGGCATCGGGAGATGTCACTTTAGCTTTGACAGATGGAGCTACTTCTAATGGAAAAAATCAATATTTAAGACTTCATGGGACTTTAACAGCAAATAGAACCATAACGATGCCTTCAGGATCAGACCGAGTCTGGATTATGAAGGACGATACGTCAAGAAATACTACTAATAATTATACTCTAGGAGTATTAACAGCGAGTGGTACCACTAAAAAAATACCTATTGGAGCTACAGTTTTATGTAAATCTAATGGGACTCAAACATTAATAACTATTCTTGAAAAAGGTGGTGTTGGAATAAATAATACATACACTCCTTTTGCAGCAGTAGCTGGAGATCAAATTTTTTGTGATACTTCTTCAAATGTAATTACAGTAACTTTACCTTCTTCCCCTTCAACTGGTGATGAAGTAACCATCATTGATTCCAGAGGAAATTTTAATTCTAACAACGTAACTATTGATAGAAATGGTTCTCCTATTATGAGTGCTACAAGTAACGATGCTTTAGATGTCAATGGACAATCGGTTACATTAATCTATATAGATGGAACTAGAGGTTGGGCGTATAAGTCTAATACCGAAGTATTCCCAGCATAAGGAGCATAAAAGATGGCTCTTTTTGAAATGAAATTTCAACCGGGTGTCAATAAACAAGACACCGGCGTCGGCGCCACAGACCGATGGGTTGATTCCGATAATGTAAGATGGAGATATGGACTTGCTGAAAAAGTAGGTGGATGGTCTTCTTTACTTACCGACACTATGCATGGTGTAGCTAGAAAACAACTAGCTTTTACAGATTTAGAAGGAAATAGATACGTTGGAATAGGTACTGATAAATTTTTATTAGTTTATTTTGAAGGGGCACTTTATGATATTACTCCTTGGAGAACTAATTCTTCAGGAGCTCAAATTACTTTTGGAGCTTCTACTATAACTACTAACAGTACGTCTCCAGGTACATCAATTACTATTACTACAGGATCAGATCACGGTTTAGAAGTAGGAGATATTGTTGCTTTAGAATCTGTTACTATGCCTACTGGTTCAGGTATAAATAAAAACAATATTGAATATACCAGTACTGATAGACAAGTTTGTCAAGTTATAACAGCACCAAGTAATACTACATTTACTATTACATCTCCCACAGCTGAGACTGCAGGAGGCGGTTCTGATTTAACTTCAGGAAGTGCCTGTATAGTATCTCCTTATCAAAGAGTAGGACCTGCGGAACAATCTTATGGTTATGGATTTGGAATTGGAGACTATGGTGGAACAGTTACTGGAGTGGTAGATGATACATTAGACGGAGCATTAAACGCTGACACTGCTGGTACTGGTGGATCTGGTACAGCGGTTACAGTAGACTCTACTACAGGTTTTCCTTCAACAGGAACTATTGCAGTTGGAACAGTTCCCACTGCTGAGTTAATTACTTATACTGCAACTAATGCTACAAATTTTCAAAACATTACTAGAGGAGCTTTAGGAACAGCAACTCCAGGAACTTCAAATGGACAAGCTCATTCTGATGGAACTGCTCTTCAAAATGCAACTAAATGGACTAACTGGGGTGATGCAGTTAATGCAACAACAGTTACTCTAGAACCAGGACTGTGGTCTTTAAGTAATTGGGGACAAGTTTTAGTTGGAACAGTTGCTAATGGAAAAACCTATACATGGAATTCAGGAGTAAGTGGAGATACAAAATTTACTACACGTGCTTCTATGAACACAACAAGTTATGTAACTGCTATTAGTAGTGGGGACGGAAATCCAACAGCTACTAGATTTACTTTAATATCTCCAACTACCAGACACTTAGTTCACTTTGGAACTGAAACAACTTTAGGAGATTCAAGCACTCAAGACGATATGTTTTTGCGTTTTTCAGATGTCAATGCTCTTAATACTTTTGCACCAGAGGCAGATAACAGTGCAGGAGATCAAAGACTTCAAGATGGAACAAAATTAATGGGAGCCATTGTTGCTAAAGAAAACATTCTAGTTTGGACCGACAATGCTCTTTATACTATGAAATATGTAGGTTCTCCTTATACTTTT